CGGCCTAACCGGCGGGGGCAGAAAAGAAAAAGGGCCAGTGCTTGCAACACTGACCCTTTGGATTCCCTGTTCTAGGTTGCGCCAGGAATGGGAAGTTTCTAGATGGTAGAGCAGGAGACAGCGGCCCGCAATGGGTCTGGCCATGAGGCGACACAAGGCGGCGGCGTAAGCGCGGACCGCCCGCAGCTCCGCGAGGACGGGCAGCGCGGCGCAGCCGCCCTAGGTAATACTACGAAATTTACCGACGAATTCGGTACCGCTTTGCTGGTAAAACCCCAGCAAAATCAGCAGGTTAGAGAGATTTTTGACCCTGAAACTGGCGAAATTTCTCGGTTCGTTTACAGCGAAAAACTCCAATCTTGGGAAAAAGAGTGGGACGCTGACGAGGCTTTGCTCGAGCGCTGGTTGTTACAGCGTCATGCGCAACGCATCCTCAGCCGCCCAGAATACTGGTATGAGCGCGAGAAGGTTGTAGGGGCTCCATACACCGACTTGACCGCGAAAGTCGCTTATACCGACCTCCAGACGCGTCAGGTGGTCAAGGTGCTGGCTACCTCTATCGGCTTGCCGCGTGTCCGGAACAAGCTCCATGCCATTCAGGGTGCCGAATTCAGCGACATTCAGACGCGGGAAGTGTCCAGCACTGAGGCCGTCAACGTTGCGCCGAAATTCCGTGTCGTCAGCTGCTATCGCAACAAGGTTCCGGGCGAAAAACCGGAGCTCTGGAAAAACCGTGAATCCGGCTCGGTTGCTTGGCACAAAGTCGCGGTCTGCGGCTCTGTTTGGACCTGCCCGCTGTGTTCGCCAAAAATCAACCGGATGCGTCGTGAGGAGATCTCTGACGCCTATAACGCGGTGTCCGACGTCGGAGGGTCGAGTTACATGCTCACTTTCACCGTGAAGCACGGCATTGGTGACCAGCTCGACGATCTTTTGACCAAGTTCAAGGACGCCATGCAGCATCTGCAAAAGTCTCAGGCCTTCAAGGAAGCGACCCGGCCGACAGCTCTCAAGCGTCCAAGGGCTGAATCTATGCCGTTCCTCGGGTATATCGGGCGAATCGCAAACCTTGAGGTGACGCACGGCATGCAAAATGGTTGGCACCCTCACGAGCATCATCTGTGGTTTTTCCGTCGTGAGCTGACGGCGAGGGAAATCAACCTGCTCCGGGATCGTCTTTTTGATGCCTGGGCGACTGCGTGCAAGGCCGTAGGCCTTCCTGCTCCCCTCAAAACGGTCAAGGTCGGAAAGACCGTCAAGCATTTGGGTTTGGATATCCGAAAGGCCCTGTCGGCTCAGGAATATTTGACCAAGTTCGGTCAGTTCACGGCAGACGGTGAGAAACGCGAACGCCGTTGGGGGCCAGAAAAGGAGCTTGCCGGTGCGCATGTTAAAGCGGCTCGGGCAAAGGGTTCGACGCCATTTCAGTTGCTGCATGAAGCGTCACAGGGCGACGTTCCAGCTCGGGAGCGGTTCGTTGAGTTTGCCAATGCGTTTTTGGGTCGCCATCAGCTCCAGTTTTCGCGCTCGTTGAAGGCGTTTTTGGCTTCGCTCCCCAAGGCAATCGTGGTCGATGATTCGGAGGATGGTGACCGTGAGCACGCATCGCGGCTCGATGGCGATTCTGAGTTGCTCGGATCGCTGACCGATCACCAGTTTGACAAGGTGGTGCGCAATAAAGCGCACGCGCTCGTACTGTTAATTGCACGCAATCAGGGTCTGTCGGCGGCGGTTAATTTCATTGCCGGCTTACCTGTTGGTGAGGCCATTCGAAGGCCTAGGCGTTGAGTTTCTTTTTGCCCGGCTTCCTCGGTGTTTTTGGCTCGATGGGTCGGGCCAACGCTTCCCACTTTGCTCTCCGTTCCGGTTTTGCCGCGTGAAACTGGCTGCACACGATGACGAAAAGCGGGTTTACACCGATAGCCAGGCCGACGGCCATGCAATCACCGACGCCCATCTGATGCTTTTCCTGACGCCAGTGTGAAACGGCCTGTTTAGACACGTTCAGGAACGCGGCGCATTCTGCATCGCTGTCAAAACCCTTCTCTTTTCTCAGGATGTCCATCCATTGCGATGCTGACGGCATCTCGAAATCGGGCATTCCTACCTCCAAAAAGTCAAACTAGTTTGATCAAAGTCCCTTGACTTTGACGTTTGCGGCTATGAGAATCCGCGCATCGGCTGTTTCGTGGCAGCGATGGCCGATTTTCGAAGGTGCTGCCGTTTCGAGTATAGGGGTTTTGACATGGCTGAACGAGCGCTCATCACGTCGGCGGACACGTGGGAAATGGTCGATGAAAAGACCGGTGAACTGCGTAAAGGGCTGTCGGTTTGGTACCTCAACGAGTACCGCGAAGACACTGCAAATGCATTCGGCTTTAAGCCGACCAAGGTTTCGGCTGACGTCAGCCTTCAGGCTTCGATGATCAACAAGCTGCCGGGCTTGTTTGAGCTGGAATACGGCTCTCGTCCTGGTGCACAGGGCAAAGCCACTTTGACGCTGATCGGCGTGAAGTTCGTTAAAGAAGTCGACCTCTTTGGCTCCATGAATCTTCCGAAGGCCTCCTAACGTGGCAGTGACTCTTGGCAGCGTCCAGACGGTGCTGGTGTGCGTTCCGGGACAGGGCGTTCAGGGCTTCTGCCCGGATGGTCAGGCTCAGACCGTGACTCAGGCCTACATGATCGCTCCCAGTGAGTCGACGGCGCTCGATTTGATGGCTCAGCCGTTTGATGCATCTGCGGCGGGTGCTTATTTCGGGTTTGCCTTTGCTTCGACGGTCTTCGTGTACCTGCTTTCGCTTGCGTGTGGAGTCCTGATCACAACCGTGAAAAGGGCTTAAAGCGAATTTCCGCGCGTGGCGGTTTCCACGTTTCTTTCTGAGGGTTTCAACAATGGCTGCTCCTACTGATATCGCTTCGCTCGCTTCCTCCGTCGATTTCGCTGCTGTCGGTCTCGGCATTCTGGCGATCGCCGGGACTGTGATCACCCTGTACGTCACCTGGAAGGGTGCGCAATTCATCATCAAGCAAGTGCGCGGGGCGTAGTCGCTTTTCATGGTGAACACGGGGGCTTCGGCCTCCGTTTTTTTTGGAGTCGTCGCTATGACGGTTGAGGTTTGGTACGCACTGTTTTTCACCTGGGGGATTGTATGTGGAGTCGTCTGCATTCAGGGGTTGCGGGGCTAGTCCTCGTTTTGCTGTTCGCCTTCCAGCCCGCTCAGGCGGCGGCGGTGCGAGCTTATACCGGCAAGGTCAACACGGCGGCTTCCGGGATTGTTCAGTCGAAAATCGGCAAGCTTGGTTTCGCGGCGAATGATCCTCGCTTTGGTGCCACGATTGCCGGTGCCGGGGCTTCGTTGACGACTATTGCAACTGGCGTGGCTGTGGGTGGTGCTGCTGCTGTCAGTTGGCCCGTTTTGCTCGCCGGGGCTGCGGTTGCTGGTGTCGTCACTGGTGCCGTCACCCTCGGTCAGGGCGCTTTGGTTGACTGGCTGTTTGGCGATGACGAGACCGTGACCCTTTCCGGTCAAGGCATGGGCACTAGTGATGGTTCGACTCTTCAGCTAATGCCGTCGTCTTACGTCGATATCCTGACTTCTGCCGGTGTCGGCAAGGATCTGTATTACCGGACTACTCAAGGCAAGATTCGGCATATCAAGACGCTGGGTTTTGATTGCCCGACGTCGAGCTGCTCGGCTCCTGCTCCGTTTACCGGGAGTCTGGATTCGACATTTTCCCAAGCCTATGGCGGTCCGTATCCGGGCGTTAACGGCTACTGGAACAACGTCTATAACCGTACTGTCACGCTTGGCTCTGCTTATCAACGTCAGGTGGTTTACGACTTCAGTCCACCGACGACCACGCCGATTGCTCCCCCTTCGTATACCCCTACGCCTAAGCCTGTGGCTGATGCCATTGCCGATGTCCCTGAGTCGGTTGCTGAGGCTCAGTTGTCGCCTGAGATGCTTGCGGCAATTGCCAATGCTTCGTGGAAGGCTGCTCAGACTCAATCGAATGCTTTGCCTTGGCCTGCGACGGATCCGGTGACGGCTCAGGATGTAAAGGACTGGCTTGCCCAGAATCCGACCAAGGCACCTACGGTTGGTGATTTTTTGTCGGCTGCGTCGCCGTCGACTGACAACAAGGTGCCATTCCCGTTGCCGGACACGGCAACGAACCCGACACCAACGCCGGGCGAAGGTACCGAGGTCGATCTAGGCGACGATCCGAATACCCCTGCTCCGACGATGGAAGACACTCCCACGGCTCAGGCGATTCTTTCGCCGATTCTGAACTTGATGCCGGACCTGAAGAATTTTGCAGTCCCTTCGCATGCGTCGGAGTGCCCTAAACCGAGTTTTTCTGTTTTCGGTCATGACTATCGCTGGGAAGTTCATTGCACTTTGATGGATCAAAACAGGGCGCTTATTGAAGCTGCGATGTTGTTGGTCTGGTCTATTGCCGCTTTGTTTATTGTGCTGAGGGCTTGATATGTTTGGTCGCGTTCTTTCTGCACTGTTCTCGTTTGCCGCTTGGTTCGCTAAATCGGCGATGGTTAAGTTTGTGGTTTATTTCGCACTCTTTTTCATCACGACCGAGTTTATCCAGCTGATTGTGCCGCTTCTCCCAGGTGCGGCTGACCTAACTTCTGCATTTGCTGCTCAGGCTCCCGGCGTCTGGTACATCTTGGACATTTTCAAGATCAGTTTCGGCGTATCGGCGTGCCTCTCGGCATTTGTCACTCGCTTCATCATCCGGCGCATTCCTGTAATCGGATAAGGGGTTATTTGTGGCTATTAACGCTTATACAGGTGTCATGGGTTCCGGTAAGTCCTTTGAGGTTACGGCTAACGTTGTGTTGCCGGCCATCAAGTCGGGGCGTCGGATCGTTACCAACATTGACGGTATCAGTGAATCCAAAATCCACGACTATTTGCTCAAGAAGTACAAAGGTCTAGACCCGGAAAAACTGGGGAAAATCGTCCACATCAGTGACGACGATATCCAAAAGCCTGCCTTTTTTCCGGATGAAAAAAAGCCGGAAATCGTCTCTGTTGTGCAGGCCGGTGACATGGTTGTCGTCGACGAGGCTTGGCGGCATTGGAACAAGGATAAAAAGCTGTCGGCTGAGCATATGCAGTTCTTCCGGATGCATCGTCACTACACGCATCCCGAGACTGGTGTTAGTTGCGACGTTGCTTTGATCTTTCAAAGCATTTCCGACGTTCATCGTTCCGTTAGATCGGTTGTCGAGATGACAGCGCGAACTATCAAGATCAAGACATTGGGTCTTGCTCGGACTTATCGTCTTGAGCTGTTTGAAGGTGACAAGATCACTAAAGCGGCGATGTTTGCCAAAAAGGTCATGAACTATGACAAGGCAATTTTCCCGCTTTATAAGTCATATGCAGGCGGGTCGGCGGGTAAAGAAGTTCAAGTTGATAAACGTCAGAATGTTTTGCGTAACCCGGTTATCTGGATTGTTGCGGTATTCCTTGTTGTCCTGGTCACGGTATCTCTGACTTTCCTGACTAAGTTTTTCAAAGGTGGTCAGGTTGATCATCCGAAGGAAGTTGCCGGTGCTCCTGGAACAACTCCGTCACTTGCTTCACCTGGTGCAAATGCTTCTCCAGCTGCTGCACCTGGTGGAACTCCGATTTCGTCGCGCCTTCGGGTTACGGGTGAGGTGACCATCCGGGGTGAGCGCTGGATTGTTCTGTCTGATGAAAAGGGCCGGTTTCGCTTTGAGTCGCCTGCTTTGTTCGTTGGTCGCGGTGTGATGATGATCGGGAATGTCGAGGGCCAGCGGATCGCTTCTTGGACAGGGACGCTTCCGGCCAGTCAGCAAAGTCGTGATGAGGGGAACGCCAAATGAGAATTCTCGTTTCCCTTGTTCTGTGCTTTTTGCCTTTGCTGAGCTGGGCGACTGTTGTTGAGCTGCCGCCCGTGCCGAAGGCTCCGCCGATGGTCGATGTGTCGAAGGATATTCAGCCGGTGCCGACTTGGGTGGTCAACGGTGGCCCCGCGGCTGATCGGTTGAACTCGCCTTTGCCCGGGTACGACACGCCTTCATCGTTTGACATGCAGTCGATGCCGCTTAGTCAGGTCATCAGCCTGTATTTCAAGGAGGTGTCACGGCAACCCTATGTGTTGTGCGATGCCGTGCTCAATGACCAGCGCTTTGTGTCTGTTCGTGCACAGGGTCGGGCGCTCGATGCCGCTATGTTCCGGGCCGTCCTCGATGCAAATGGGTATGAGGCCCGTGATTTGAGCGGGGTTGTGACGGTGTGCACGAAAGTCGTCGTGCCTGAAGTGGATCTCAAGGGCACGAAAGGCACGCCGTTTCTGTATCGGCCTCAGTACCAGGACGCCGGTTATTTGGTGGACCTGCTGACGCCATTGGTTGAGGGCACCTTTGCAAATCGTCGTTCTGGTGGGGGATCGCTCAAGGTCGGCGGTAGTGATGTGGGCAGCTCGGCGCTGAGCTCGTCGGTCAATGCCACCAAGGGTGACGAATATCTGGTTTTTTCTGGCGACAAGGCCGCGATTGCCCGGCTTAAGGATCTGCTGGCTCAGGTTGATACGCCGTCGCCGTCGGTGGTTGTTCGGGCGGTTCTGTATGAGGTGTCAAAGTCTGATCAGGATGCCTCTGCGCTGAAAATGGTGGCCGATCTGTTCAAGGGCAAAATGGGGATCACCCTCGGTACCGATCAGCTGAGCAACAGTCTCTCGATTCATGCCGGCGGGTTGGATTTTGTCGCTTCGGCCATTAGCCAAGATGGCCGTTTTAAGGTGCTGACGTCGCCTTTTGCTCGTGTTCGCAACAATCAATCCGTACGGCTTCAGGTCGGCGCCGATGTTCCTGTGGCAGGCCAGATCCTTATCAACCCCAATGGCCAGACCACTCAATCGAACGAGTACCACAGCTCCGGCGTGATTCTTGAGGTGACTGCTCGGATTCGTGGCCGCACGACTGACCTTGATCTGGTGCAAACCGTTTCCAATTTCGTGAAGACGACGACGGGCAATTCAGAGAACCCAACCCTCAATAAACGCGAGATCCAGACGGCACTGAGCGTTGCCGATGGGGAGATGGTGGTTTTGGGCGGGCTCACTGACAACAAGGAGGAAAAGGCGAAATCCGGGCTCTTTGGCTGGAACTTCTCGTCGTCGAACTCCGATTCCAAAAGCGAGCTGATGCTGCTCCTGCAGGTGGAGAGAATTTGATATGTCGATGCTAATGCTGTTGTGCCGTGTTCTTTGGGATGACCGCCACAAATCAGTTTTCTGGCATTTGCGCTGGATACTGCTGTCGGCCGGGTCGCTGGCTTGGGGGTTTAGATGGCTTTTGGATAATTGGTTTGCGTAAACGTAAAAACGAGACTACGATATGCCAATAACGTAAGCGCACAAGGTGTAAAACGACATGGCTACAGCCACTTTAGATGTTTTTCGCGGTATGGTTCAGGCCACCTCTGAAAATCGGTCTGCGGAAATTCAGTTGGTACCTGTAAGCGGTGGTTTCGAGCTGGTTTGCAGCGGTCTTTCTTTGCAGGCCTCTCGCGGTGATGTTCGAGTTTTTCGCACTGCTGATGCTGCGATTCGCTACGTGGCCGACCATATCGCTAAGCCGCTGGCTCGGCTCGTTGATATTCGGATTCAGGTGTTGGGCAGTGGCCTGTTTTAGTGGATGGGCTGTCAAGGGACCGTGGAATAAATGGGCGTCGCTTCATCAGCCCGTTTATGCCGCGAAAGCCCTTGATAGACCAGAAACGACCAAACCCTCACTGAGGGGGCTGGGGAGTGCTTCTTTCCCCAGCTCCCGAGGCCTCGCCGGCGAGAGTCCCCGAAGGGCCGTCGGAGACGCTTTAGGTTTTTAGTTTTTGGGGTCTAGAGGGTTAGACTCTGTTGATGCGGGATTTCTGAAGGGGTTGTTGCCCTTTTCGCCTACCGGCCTAACCGGCGGGGGCAGAAAAGAAAAAGGGCCAGTGCTTGCAACACTGACCCTTTGGATTCCCTGTTCTAGGTTGCGCCAGGAATGGGAAGTTTCTAGATGGTAGAGCAGGAGACAGCG